GTTTTGGTCCTAAGCCAGCAAACTCATCTGCATCATACGGAGTATTTGTTGGTCCTAAGCCAGCAAACTCATCTGCATCATACGGAGTATTTGTTGGTGTTAATTCAGAAAAGTCATCTACTGCTGTTACTTCTCTATTACCAGTACTAGAAATACCTGGCATATCAGAAAAGTCATCTACTGCTGTTACTTCTCTATTACCCGTACTAGAAGTACCTGGCATATCAGAAAAGTCATCTACTGCTGTTACTTCTCTATTACCCGTACTAGAAGTACCTGGCATGTCTTGAAACTCTGTCGGATCCATACCGTCATAATCATCTCCGCTTGTTTCGTCATCTGTAGCACTATCACCAAGTCCAGCATTTGCTTTGAGTGCCGCCATATCGTCCGCATAATCTGCCTCATCTTCATCCCACCCTGACAGTTCGGGAGTGGGTGGTTTGGCCAAAACATCTACTGGTTGTCGTTCTTGCTCTCCAGGACTTAAGGTATCTACACTTGCTGTTGGTAACACATCTACTGGTTGTCGTTCTTGCTCTCCAGGACTTAAGGTATCTACACTTGCTGTTGCTATTGGGTCTGGACTAAAAGGTGTGAGTTGTGTTTCTTTCCAATCTGTATAACTACCATCAAAAACATCTGAATCTTCTACATGAGCTGCTACTGCCGCATTATAAGCATCTTTTCTAGATGCCCCTTCATTATCTTTCATCCATTGTCGTTGCCATCTAAGTGCTGGACCTGATGATGCATCGAATTTGGGGGCTTCTTGTAATAATTGGTGAAATCTCATAATGTTACCTATAATATAGTTGTATATATATTTATCAACTACTAGTTATTAAGACCCAGCAAATACATCTGCTGAACCCGTAGCTACCACATCACTGGCTGTGTAGCTGTCTCCAACCCTTGCTACTCCTAAACCATTTGCAAAAACAGATGTACTTCCGATTGCAATTACTGGTGCATGTGGGGCACAAGGAGGATTTGGTGGATACGCATGAGATACAGTAGCATCTGTTTTACGATGCACACCAGTACCATTTATAATCACATCATCCGACATTCCTGATGTGGTAGTTGACCCTGTACAACCATGATTGGTTGTAACAGAATCTACAGAATTACCTCTAGCTACTGCTGGCATATCTTATCTCCTTCTACCATAATATTATTTATTTACTATGACATTGCTATTCTTGTTGTTCCTTGAATATACTGGTCTGACATTTCTTTTCTTGTTCGGGCAATTACTAAACAATTTTGCTTAGATATAGTTACTTTACTATCCATATCCATAGTCAACATAAACTGACTAATACCCATACCTTGTGGGCCCAACTGTAACGTCATTGGTTTGTTTATTGTAATGTTAGTTTCTGTCTCTTCTTCAAATTTAGCAACTACTTCTTCGCCAGTTACTAATTTAATTGATATAATATCACCTTTTTTATAATTGATTTCAAATAGCATATATACTTTCCTTAAAAATTTTAATAGCACTATAACATATTAACATTGCAATTGCTCCACCAATTAGAATATCTGGCATATTACTTTGAGTATACATTACTAATAAACCAGCAAATATAATTCCAATACTTGATATTGCATCGTTCCTGCAACAAATATACGTACTTTTTAAATTGATATCTTTATTTCTATAATACATTAGCAATAACGCAGATATTATATTTCCTATTAATACAAATATTCCAACATATGTAATTGGTTCAGGATTTGGAACATATCCTGACATTGCATTACTAACTACATAACCCATTGCAAGTAAACCAAAACTCAACATTATTATTGCTTTAATTAATGCTACTTTTGCTTTTACACGCATTGTAGAACCCATAACAAATATACTGCCGCCTATAATTAAAGCGTCACCTATGTTATGAGCACTATCGCCAAGTAAACTTGCAGAATGAGCTATTAAACCATAATATAATTCAAGTCCAAACATTAAAGCATTAATAAAAAAACAAATAATTAATACATTACGTTCACATGCTTGACATTCTTCAATATCATGGCAATCATCATCTAAACATATTCTAAACATTATTCCTGTAATAAAGTTAGTGGAGAATGCACTAAACCGTTATATCCTCCTTCTATTAATTCATTATCTATGTAAATTTGGGGAACTGATCTATGACCTTGTTCTAAAATCCACTCCCGTGCTTTTTGATTATTTTCAATATCAACTTCAGTATATTCTATGTTATTCGATTCTAAATAATGTTTTGCTTGCTCACAAAATGTACAAGACTCTTTACTATAAACTGTTACCATTATATTTCACATCCTCCAGCAACACATGCTAATTCTTGACTACTTGTAGTCATATCTTGTTCCTCGTATTCACTTAATAATGCCCAATTTACATTTTTAGGCATACTTTGCAATGCTTCTTCATATTGTTCTCTAGTACAATCTTGATAAGGTGCTTGTCTATACGTATGATCACTAAATGGCAGAAAAGATACTCCTGACATTTCATCAAAATGTTGATATACCCACGCACCTACATCCATCCATTCATTTTCTTTAACACTAATTGTTACTGATGGTTTATGTTCACACCAGTTATCTTGATATACTTTCCATAATTGTAATTGTTCAATTGCTGTATAATCTTTACGATATACGCCATGTTGGGGGCCTTTCATTGGAAAAGAAAATACAACAGTATGAGCAGGTTTTGTTACGTCATCTTCAACAGGAAACCCTGCTTCAACCATCATTTTTGCTAATGGATCTTTTTTATCAGCACGTACTGTTCTAATATAATATTGATTATGTCGTGCGTGTATTCCACTAGCACTATTAACAAGTTGTGATACTGTACCAGATGGTTTAACACAAGTGATAGCAACAGATTGATTAATACCTAATTTTTTTGCCCAATCTTTATTAGTAGCAATTGCTACATCTTTTAATTCAGTAAGTAATTCTTCTAAACCTTTCTTTTTACCATTAGTTAAGGCATTATCCATAATACCTGTTAAAGACACACCCAACAGCCGTTCTTCTGCACAATTTTCTACCCATCTCTTATTAAGATATCTAAAGTTAGTAAGTGTAGATTGAAATGTACCTAGTATAGTTGCAATAATAACTTTTTCTTTTAATGTTTCAAAAGTATCATTGGATCTAATTACTACTTCAGATAAATTACAAAATTCTTCTGATCTCAAAATAATTTCACTGCAAGGATTCGTTCCAAAATTATGATCAGGATCTCTACGTTCATTTTTTGCCGCCTGTGCTTTAGCAGCTTGCCTGTTAAAAATACCACGTTCACCGGATTTTGACTCATAAAGAGATTTCCATTCGTCCATAAAAATACCAATATCAGGACGTTCAGTATAACAAGCAGAGTTATTTGCTAATGCTCGCTGTGTATGTGTTTCCCACCATTGTCCTGACTTTGCTAAACGCATTCTGTCATCACTTAAATTAGATAGGCTTATCAACGCAGAACGCCTTACTCCACCTACTACTACTATTTCCGCAATTTTGCATGTAATATCATGACATTCTATTGAGTTCAATCTACGTCCGGCGGCGCCACGAAATACACTAACACAAAAATTAAATAAATCTTCTAATGGTTCTGGACCAGATGCACGGCCACCAAATGTTTTTAATGGGGAACCTGCCTCTCTAACTCTGCTTAAATCCCATTGTGGAATTTGCCCGCCATATAATAGATGAATCAATTCTTTAAGTGCTTTGGCCCAACCTAATTTAGAATCACTTATGACAAGTGTTGTTTCTGTATCATAAAAATCATCAGCAACACGTGGCATCTCATTAATCATTTGACGCTCAACACTAAAACCAACGCCTGTGCCGTTCATTAAAATGTAAAGTATTTCATCAAATGCACGTGGGCTGTCAATTGCTACAAATGAACAATTATACCCAGCAACATTTTCACGATGTAATGCTTCACCTGCTGTCATAAGACAACGCATAGATGGCATTACTTCTAAATTTAATACTGATTCTTGTAGTTTGTTTTTAAGATCTTTTGATAGATTATAATTACTTGTTTCCTTTAAATGTTCCCCAAAAAAATTGAAGTATCTTGTAACTGTTTCTTGCCAAGTCTCTCGTCTGTCATCTTCGTATCTGTATCGGGAGTATCTGGATAAATGTATGTATTGTTGATATAGGGTGGGTAATTCATAATCTGCCATAGTAGAGTTCCTTAAATGTCAATTGATTAATATATTATATATTATATAACAAAATGGCTAAAAAGTCACGTGTTATTTAATATATATCAAAAAATTGATATTTCCACTATTTAACGGAATCAGACCAATATTATCTTTATGTTTAACGTTTGCTAATACTTAAATCTAGGTGTATTAATTAATGATTTCTACAACTGTTACTAACGAGCCCGTTCCTGCGGCACCAGTTGTTTGGTAATTCAACGTAGCAAATCCACCACTACTAGTAACTGTAAATAAAACATCAGTTGCGCCTGTTTCTTCATAATCATCACTAATACTACGGGCACCTGTTATAGTTACTATATCTAATACACCCACTCTAGAGTGTGCATGACGTGTTAATTTGTATGAAATTCTAACGTTATTAATAGATGCTTCTGCAAATGTAAGGTCTGTTGTAGCAGTAGTATTAGTTGCTAATACTTTTGTTGTAGGAATTCGTAGCTCATGCTTA